TGTGGGTTGTTGATTACCATAAAACCATTTTGTGATTGGTATCCGTTGGTTACAGAGGGTCCACTGTCAGTGCTTTTACTAGCATTTCTCCATTTTGTATTTGTCGCACTGGGATTGTAAAAAACGAGTGTTGGCGTTGCTCTCATAGACACAGGGAAATAAACCATTACAGACGCATAGTTTGCACCCGCAAGCAGCGTAACATAGGCAATTGCTCCGGCACTCACGCCACTATTTTGTACTGGCGCAGTTCCTTGATTAAACGTCTTCCAATAGTACCTCTGGCACTCCTGCAACTGAGTTCCAAAAGGCATCCGTTCAAAGGGAGTGGCAACAGCGCCTGGTTCGAACTGCACATTGCCAATCTGCCATGTACCGCTGATTTGTGCACCAACAGTAAAGAGAATTTCAATACCAGTAGTTGCTGCAGCTGGTACAGAAATATTGGCTGTGTATCTGGTTAGGGTTGATGTTACAGTAAATGTACCAGTGGCAATCGATGTTTTTGTCGCTGTTCCTATGGTACCAAACGTATCAGCAGTAGTGGCATAATATGCAGTCCAAGTGACTGTTGTGAGCAATGAGTTAGAAATATCTACTGCCAATGTACATGTCTGTCCGGCTAAATCGTAACTATTAAGCTGTTCAATTCTTTGCCCGATGCCTACTGCAGTAACAGATGCAGCACCAGTGATTTGCAATAAGTTCTTATTACTACCAGACCCTGCAACTTGAGCAGCAGTTACGTTAGCACCAGTTGAGTAAACGAACCAACGATCGCATGCAGGATAACCAGTGTTTGAAGTAGGAACAGTAGTACCAGCAGTAACAGTAGCAGAAGTAGCTCTTTGTGCAATGTACATATTACCATTGATAATACGATTGCGCATAAAGCTGCTACCAATTGTATATGTTATGCCTGATGAATTTGCTACTGCTACGTTTGCACCACCAACTCTAATTGTTAATGTATTAGCTGAATAGACTAACTGATTATTAGCAGTAGACTCAAAATTTACGTTAGCTACTTGTATTGTTGACATTTATATCCCCATCTGCGATGACTAGTTCTCCAGCATCCACCAGCCGCATGATCTCGTTGTAGTCGCCATTGTCTTCGCTTATCGGTACGAAGCTGGTAATCCCGTTGATATCTACTATGATAGAAGATATATTACCTGTGAAAACATCTTTATTATATTTTGCATTTGTAAACATTATGGTATCTCCGCTGAAGCTGTTATTGTTCCACTGACTGCATAAACTCTACCAGCACTACCGCTATTATTTTGCAAAGTAATAAAATAGCTAGCCGCCCCAGTTCCAGAAATAGTAAATGTACCACCAGTTGATACACTGAATGAAGATTGCACCATGGTGGGCGCAGCGAACATAGTGGTTGGATTAGTCATACTCATATACATAGTATCAGTATTTACCATATACGCCGCGAAACTTAAAGGAGTTTGAATCCAATAATGTCTTTGGCACAACGACAACTGAGTGCTCATGGGCGTCCGCTCAAAGGGAGTGGCAACAGCGCCTGGTTCGAACTGCACGTTGCCAATCTGCCATGTACCGCTGGTCTGAGCGCCCACGGTGAACAGGATCTCAATACCTTTAGTAGCTGCCGCCGGAACAGAAATATTGGCTGTGTATCTAGTTAATGTCGATGTTACAGTAAATGTTCCTGTAGCAATTTGCGTTTTAGTTGGTGTGCCAATAGTACCGAATGTATCAGCAGTAGTAGTAGCATAATATGCAGCCCATGTTACGGTTGTAAGTAATGAGTTTGAAATATCTACTGCTAATGTGCATGTTTGACCAGCTAAATCATAACTATTAAGCTGTTCAATTCTTTGTCCAATACCAACAGCAGTAACAGATGCAGCACCAGTGATTTGCAATAAGTTCTTATTACTACCAGATCCAGCAACTTGAGCCGCTGTTACGTTAGCACCAGAAGAATATACAAAGAAACGATCTACACATGGATAACCAGTAGATGCTGTTGGAACAGTAGTACCTGCTGTTACTGTTGCTGATGTTGCTCTTTGTGCAATATACATATTACCATTGATAATACGATTGCGCATAAAGCTGCTACCCATAACAACAGTGCCAGTAGCAGTTAAGTTACCTGGTGTAGTCAAAGTAGTAGTATTTGCAACCATAACGTTAGCACCACCAGCCCTCAAAGTCAAAGTATTGGCAGCATATACTAGCTGATTGTTAGAAGTAGACTCAAAATCAACATTTGATACTTGTATTGTTGTCATATTTAAATTAGATGCGTTTACTGTTGATACGTTTAATGTTGACATTCTCAGTTCCTATTTTTAATTAAGCATCTGCAGGTATTGGTGTATTTCCTTCGGCAAGCCATGCCTGAAATTCAGGAGTGGATACAAGGCAAGACTCTTGTGTGCCATCTGGCCATTCTCGCCAAGCAATATCTTCTGCTCCAGGCATTGTATTTTTAATTATTTTCCAAACTGTTGGCATTATGGTATCTCGCATCCTGTAAATTGAATTTGTGATGATGTGGCTGTTGTTGTCAAAGTTGCAAACCTGAACTGTGTGAGACCAGAAGCAACTGCTGCTGAAATAAGACATGAACCATAATCAGACCCCGTAAAAACAACCGACGTTGCTGTCGTTACATTTACGCTGTCATTTACTAAAAATCCTGAAACAGTTGTTGCAACTATACCTGTAGGAGGAACTCTTGGAGTTGTTTGAAAGATATACCTGCCTTGATATCCCGTTGTTGAGTAACACGATCCAAAGATACTATAGCCTGTAGCTGGGGCAATCTGAGACATGGGCAGATATCGCTGGCACAGCATAAGTTCTTGCCCGTACTGTCTACGCTCATATGGCGTTGCTACAGAACCTGTTTCAAACTGAACATTGCCAATCTGCCAAGTACCGCTGATCTGAGCGCCTACGGTGAACAGGATTTCAATGCCAGTAGTTGCTGCAGCTGGAACAGAAATATTGGCTGTGTATCTGGTTAATGTCGAAGTGACAGTAAATGTACCAGTAGCAATCGATGTTTTTGTTGGTGTTCCGATGGTACCGAATGTATCAGCAGTAGTAGTGGCATAATATGCAGTCCAGGTAACAGTAGTTAATAAAGAATTTGAAATGTCCACTGCTAATGTACAAGTTGTATTTGCAAGATCATAACTATTCAAAGACTCAATTCTTTGTCCAATACCTACTGCTGTAACAGATGCAGCACCAGTGATTTGTAATACGTTTTTATTACTGCCAGATCCAGCAACTTGAGCCGCTGTGACATTGGCTCCTGTCGAGTAGACAAACCATCTATCACATGCAGGGTATCCAGTGCTTGCAGTAGGAACAGTAGTACCTGCTGTTACTGTTGCTGATGTTGCTCTTTGTGCAATATACATATTACCGTTAATTATACGGTTGCGCATAAAGCTGCTGGCCATTATCATATTACCACCAATGGTCATATTACCAGCTGATGTTAGCGTAAGGGTATTTGCAGTGCTATTAGCAAATACAATATGTCCATTAGGTGATAATAATGCTGTATTAGTAGAACTATTACCACCAAGTGCTATACCAAACCCATTAGAAAACATAACCAGTTTTCCAGCAGTAGTGTTGCCAGTTGTAAGTGTCTGATCTGTTGTCGAATTACCTGTAGTTACTGTTGTGACTGCTAGTGTTGACATAATATTTCCTTACACGATCGCCCAACGAGAGCCGCTAGTAACAGTTACAGTAATACTAGTATTAATTGTGATTGGACCTGCGGAGATATAATTTTTAGTCGCGCTTGTTGTGTAGTTTGTGTTTACAGTTTGTCCATTGATAAAAAATGCAGTATCATTTCCTGCGCCAGTACCAATACCAGATGCAATTTGAATCAGGTTAGTGCCGTCGCTCGAATATAGGGTTTTGTCGGGAAGATTGATAGCCAGCTCACCAGTAGCAATATACTGTGTGTTACCAGGACTTGTTACATTAGCTGTGCGACCGGATACAGTCGTACGTTTAATCTGAAACGTATTATTTGCCATATATATGGCTCCCCTTCAACGCTATATAGCGGGTTTAGAATGTATCAGAAGTATTTACTTCTTTTGATTTCTTTTTATTTAGTTTCTCAATTTGTGTTTGTGCCTCGGCTAGCTGTCGCTGTAAATTAGCATTCAGCATTTCTGTATATTTCAATTGAGTGTCGAGCAATATACGAGTTTTCGTAAGCTCGCCGACTTCATGTAATAATCTCTCAATATAAATGTTGACTAAATCTGGATTCATAGGTATAATCACTTTGTGAGTTAATTAGAAAGTACCACCATCTAAAATATCATAGACGATAGCTGTTCCGTTAGACTGAAGAACGTATCCACCTGTTGTACTAAGTGCAAGAGCATTGAACCCATTAGTTGAGTTACCAAAGTATAATGAGTTATTTACAGTAGTAGCAAGACCAGTACCACCAGATGTACCTGGCAATGGAGTAGATAGAGCTAATGTATTTCCTGTTATAGCAACAGAAACAGTAGAGTTTGCAGTAAGAGCAATTGCTGTTGAATTGACTATAAACGCACCACCAGAACCATATGGTTGTAGGAACGATTGTATAGTACCTGTTCTAGTATTGGCTGACGTATCAATGGTGCTTGAAGTATTTGGATTTGTATTGGAAACGAATACACGGAATACTGGATTTGTATTTGTAGAAGATGCA